AAATAACTAAGTAGAACGAGTGATTGGGCGGGCAGGAGTACTTGCTCTCGGGGGGTCTCGGGGGTGTCCATGGCTCTCTCTAGTACTCCCACCCTATATCTCCGTAGCACTCACACGTCTCGGTCTTTTACACCAAAGGTTTAGTCCATCTAGCTTTTACGCCGTATGACCTCTCCGTAAGTCTTTAAGGTTTGAGGAAATTTTTGGATTAGTTCCAAAAGTGCTCAAGCCTTTGAGGATTGTTCCGAAGACAGCTTCGTGTCTGTGCTCTCAACCACCTCGGAGGTTCAAATGACAAAGTATCTAGTGCTTCTATTTGCTTACGTCGCCACAGCCCCTATCGCATTAGCGGCTGACGTTATGGGTATCAACCCTAGCGGTGTGCAGGTACCTCTTGAAGTAATTGGTGCTGCATACTTACTTCTTCGTTTCACCGCTGAAGGTCTTGGCAAGCTCGCACAGAAGACTAGCAACACATGGGATAACAAGATAGCCGCAGGGTTAGCGGCTGCAGCCAACTTCGCTGGCTGGGGCCTTGGCTTGTTTGGTGTTGGTTCGCCCAAGTCTATATCGAGCCCATTCAGCAAACCTGCGGAGGACAAAAAGTGAGGGGTGTCATAAGCCGCATCCTTAGCTTAGTGAAGAGGGTTGCCTCCCTCCCCCTCTCTATTAGTCCGTTAGGTAAACTGCGCGGCGCTAAGCTCGGCTTTAGAATCAGGTTTTAAGCGGCCCATATGCCTCCCCCTACTTCCCCAGACCGGTCACGCTGGTCTGGGGTTTTCGTTATGCGCGACAACAGCAACACCCCTAAACTCTTAATCTGGTCTTCCGATACAAGATGGGTCAAACTTGTATAGCAATAACCAGGAGGTCTCCATGACAGATGAGCAGAAGGTGCACGTTTCAATTCAGGAAGTGAAAGATGTTATTGTCGGCGTAAATGAGTTGTCTGTTTACCTCATCAGCCTTTTTCAAGACGGTATTCAGGCTGGTGACTTTGTGTCGATGTGGGACAAGATGCAGACCGACGCTGAGTTCAAAGCTCTGCTCATGAAAGCGTATGATGGGGTTCCTGAGATTAAGAAAGAATTGCAAGACCTCGACGTTGCTGAAGCAGTTGAGCTTGTATCGTTGCAAGCTTCGTTTATACCAAAGTTTTTGGATGCGCTAAAAAAAGAATGAAATTGAAAGTAGCCATACTGACAACCCTCCTTACGGGGTGTAGTGCTACACTACGCCCCGATCCCTCTCCTGTTGCGGCTGATAGCAACTACCCCACTGCGGAGTTTTATGTTCAGGGAAAAATGTTTCAAGGTCTTGGTGAAGTATCCATTACCCGAGGAATGCCACTCTCAGATATTAAACTTGAAGTTCAAGGCTACTACCAAGGGATCATACACGTTGACTCTGCTATCTGTGGGGTTAGCACCTCGTGGAGTTACGCCGACAGCCAGCGGATATCAATCCCTTTGCAAGGACATGCCGATCAGTCGTGCTTGATCGATGTCGTGGTCTCAGTCGTCTACCCAAAGCGCAGCCTTAATGAGCAACTGACCTATGAGTTTAAGGGGCAGCTGCTGATCAAGGTGCTTGATTTAGGACAGGCTTGGGTTGGCTACTCGACAAAGCTGGGCCAAGGAAAAGACGCAAAGATTGACGTATTAGTCAAAACTAAAAACACAACCCGCGTCGCTTTCCGCGGTTGCAACATCGGCTACGATAAAGAAGTCCAAGTTGTAAATGACTCCATCGCCGTTTCTTTTAATGAGGTGGCCCCTGCTACTGCAGAGAAGCGGTGCTCGCTCGAGGGATTTGTTAAGCCTACTTACCCTTACAGTACCCCGACGAGGATTAGCTGGCGGGTGTGGCGCTATGACGAGAAGTTCATCCCCCTTGCCCTCCCATACGTCACCATTGGGGAGTATGGTCACCTGGAGGTGACTGGCGAACCTGTGGTCTCCGTTGTGGCCCTAGACGAGGTCTTTAAGATAGGGTCGTCTGCTGAGTTCTACTTCACTGAAGATCAGCCACACACCCTAAGACTTCTGACCATCAAGGGGCGGTCGGTCGTATGCCTCTACACCCCGCCAATATCAAAGGACTGGGCATGCCTCAATTAGGCGACCACATGATTGAGCTACTCCTGTCGTCCTCCAAAGGGGGTTGGTCTGGCGTCGCCTCGTTTGCTATTTTACTGGGTGTTTTAGCAGTTCTTTACTATAAAAGGCAGCAGGCCTCCCAAAAGATGGCAGACGATAAGAACGCTGAGCGGCAGCATGCAGCTGGGGTAAAGAACACCGAGGACAACAAAGCTGATGAAATTAATCTGAAAAAAGCAGAAAATGACATTGAAGAAGTTCTTAAAGGAGGCAACTAATGCCAATACCCTCAAAAGCTGACGGCAACGTGCCGCTTCTCCCAGGCCGCTCGCGCTATAACGTTGTTACTACCCGAAGCGACACCTGGGTGTATCACCGTGGTGCTCTTGACGGTACGGCGCCCAAAACAGCCGCGTCTGGCACATTAGTTGCTGATCCCAGTGTGATGGGGGCAGGCCGCGCAGAGTGGACGACCCTCCTCAATGGTGGACTCTTCACCCTTGTCGGTGCTTACCGCAAACCACTTATTTGCTCAGCGATCGATAACTCTGGGGCTACACTGACCCTTGTAAAAGAAGATGGCAGCCCATCGAGGGCGATGCCGGTTACTTTTCCTTTTACAATTGCTCCTGGCGAAGTCATTAAAGCTGTCGGCGGAACCGCTGTAGGCCTTCTTCTCCGCATTGAAGATAAGACCATATTGTAGGGAATAGCATGAGCGCATTACAAGGAAGAAAATACGAAACAGTTGTAAGGCTTATGGTGGACGGCACCTATGGCCTCACGCCTGTTGCCGGAGTTCCTTTCGCTCAAGTTGCGGCCACGATGCGCCGAACTGATATCTACGTCTTCGAGCTGAAAGCATTGAATCTCACTAACTGGGTCGAGCTCCAAGACGGCTACTACGTTGTGGTCTGGAGCACTAGTGATACCTCCCATCTTGGTGAACTGTTCTTTTACCTAGAGTCATCCGGTGCCATCCCGTTTAATACGGTTGAGGGTAAGTTCAGCATTGAGCCTACACCTCTGGCAGTTCTTGCTGCCCCTGATCGCTGCATTATCTCTGGTAACGTCATCAACCTCGGCGGCGAGCCCGGCACTGAGTCTTGGGTTACGTTTCGTCTTGCGAAGACACCCTCTGTTGCGAGTACATCAGTTGTTGAGGGAAAAATCTTGCGCACCTATCCTGATGTGTTTGGAAACTTCTCCATCTCCCTTCTGCGAAGCAAGAAGGTGATAGTCGAGATCCCACAATCAGGTCTTAAGCACACCATTACAGTCCCTGATCAAGAGACAGCCAACCTTGTCGACGTATTGCCTCCTATCATTGACTAGGTAGCCTTAGTTGACAAAGCTTGGACCCAGACGAAAACCTGGGTATAGTTGCCTCTTACAACAGTCCCTGATGATATGGACTGTATAAGGGGCTTATTTCTATGGTAAAGTTGAGACTAGGGAACCATTACACGGAGCAAGGAAGACCGCCATGCTAAAGCTCGCCAACCAGGTTATTGATGTCTACGATGATGTGAGTTTCTCGGGGCTTATAAAACTCGCCAAACTAGCACCCGATGTTCACGTCATGAGTGCTGCAGAGCGAGCTGAGCTTGACGATACGGACTTCGCCCTATGTATGATTACCAAGAAAGCATCTAAGCTAAACAAGTTCCCTATCGACACTCGAGATAACACTTGGCTGTCCAACGAGTACTTCGAGCAAAACTGTGAGCGACTGCCCAAAGTCGCTGCTGAAACCGCTGCTTACCATATCAAACAGGCCTGCGGTAAATTTGGGGTAGCTGCCAAGCCTGCCGTAGTGGGTATGGCTAAAGAAGCATCGTCTAACGTTTACTACGAATCCTCAACAGAACGCCTGGTCAAGAAAGCATCTTACCAAGAAGTTTCCCTTGAAAAAATCGCCAACGTCCAAGAGATCGGTGATAACTACACCCATGCTCAGTTTGCCATGTCTACCCCTGCACATGTTAAGGTAGCATCCAAATACTTCGCTGAGAAACTAGATAAAATTCCAATGGAGCAACGTCATAAATATGCGGCTGCGATTCAGAGACGAGCACACGAGCTCGGCATGCCTCCCCAAGGTGGTGCGGTTATTAAGTATGCTAGTGACCACTACAGTGGCCTTGTCGATGCGCACCTTAGAAGCCGCGCATCGTTGCTTGAAGTGGCTGACCCTGAGCACAAAGAATACCTTGGCAAACTCGCGTCAGCTAAAAAAGAATTGACCCCTTCGCAGTTTGCACAAGCCCTTCACGGTTTTGACAAGAAGGCCGGTCTTACCCGCTACTACGGTGGGTTTCTGACCAACCCCTATGAGGCAACGTTCGCTGGTGAACCAGATCAGTACGCCGGCTACCGCACTAAGGTTGCGAATCAGGACATGGGCTCGGATGAGATCAAAGCCTTAGCAACAGCTAAATACGCCAGGATCAAAGAATACTTCGGACACAGCCTCGCGGATGAGTTAAAAAAAGACCCCGTGCCCATCTTTGATTCTTTGCCGATGGACGCAAAACAGATACTAGTCGGGATAGCGAATGGCACGGTTTGATGTTGCAACAGAAGCCTTCATGAACAAGGTTGCTGAAGATGCTCCTCACGAGCATCTTGGGGCAAAGGACGCGCTTAGTCTCGCCAGGAAAACAATAAACTTCACCCAGGACCCTAAAAGGGCTACCTCTAGGCTTCTGGTTGGTTTGGCCACCAAAGAGCTTTTGAAGGAAGGCTCCATCGGGGTCTTTCGTCTTTACGACATGCTAAACGACAGCTACCAAAAAGACTGGTGGCACTGGGAACCAGAGACCATTTGGCAAACCCTACACAGGGAACATGGCCTTGAGCTTGATCGTGAACTCCGTGATCTCGTCTTATCGCTACAGGCTGTGGTTACGACGAACTTGCCGTTTGAAAGCTGGAACGTGTTTGAAAAGGTGACTGCCGCCCTCAATCACAACCCAGTTGATTTTCAGATCCTGCAGCCACCTGAAGTAGATGAGGTGGCTTTTACTGTTGCGGTACTACGTCACATTAGAGGTGAGACTGTTGGCTACGAAGATGAAGTACTCGGCTACATGGCCGCGTGTGCTAGAAGTTCAGGTATCGTCTACCTCCCCAAAGAGCTTTACCCGGAACGTGCTCAGGACTTTCTTGATAATCTCAACAATGACCTTGAGCTTCGTGATAAAGTTAAGGCCAAAAAAGACGACGGCTCGGCAGCCTACAAAATCCAGACCATGCAGCTCAAAGAAGTAGCCGACTACGTCTTTGAGCAAAGAAAAGGTGTAACGTGAAGCTCATTTGGACAAAGTCTATTTCCCCGCTCAGTATTCTGATACGTCGGGGTACTAACAGCGACTGCTCTCACTTCGCACTGGTGTTTAAGAGCCCCGCTGGTGGACTTACATTCCAATCAAACCTTCTAGGTACCCACCCAAAGTACTTTAAGACGGCCATTAAAAACGGCATGGAAATCGTCCACGAGATTGACCTGCCACTTTCTATTGTCGAGGAAGACGCAGTCTGGGATGAGATTGTTGATGCTATGGATAGTAGGGGATACGACTACCCCGCGTTCTTTTACTTAGTGTGGCGCGTGGCTCTATGGAAATTTTTAAACAGACCTATGCCGGCAAAAAATGCCTGGGCTAGGAAGGGCGCTCTTAACTGTGTCGAGGTTTTTGAAGCCATAAAAAAACACACAAAGCTGAAGGACGTTGAGTTGGACACATCCATGGTGCTGCCTCACGACCTCTATGCGCGGCTATCTGAATAAGGCAATCCTACCACGGAGAAACTTAGATGGCTGTCGCGCATGAAAGACTACGCTATGATAGAATAAGCGTACTGGTAACGCCTCCAGGCTTCCAATCAATCAAAACGTATTCCGTCAAGGATAACACGGTTGTGAGATTTGAAGTGGTCGTTGCCGCCAGGCAAATCGACGGTGCTAACCGGGCCATGTTTAAGCGTACAGGACTTTTTTACCGTGATGGGGGCAGCCCCGTTAAGATCCAAGGACCAACCTGGCTCGCGGATCAAACGGCGAAATCAGCCCCAAGCTTAGACATCAACTATTCGTTAGGTGCAAGTGACATTTCCCTTCTGGTCAAGAACGCTGCTGCTGTGTCTACAAGGTGGGTCGGATACATAAATAAGACGGAAATACAGTAGGTTACAGCGTATTGCCCTAATGTTTGCGCAGTGGGCGCCGATAGTGGGCTGAGGGTTTTAAAAAAAACCATGGTCTAACATCTAGGAGGGTTAAAATGGCTGCTATTCTTGGTCTAGTAACAATCAACGGTAAAGATCTTTTAGAGGTCGACGTCAACCCAGCGTCCGGCGGAGGTACACCAGCACCAGTTGGCTCCCTTGCGTTGCTGAATGAGTCGGTTGCTGAAGTCTCTCGTTTTATCTTCTCGCAAGCAGGATCGTTCTATGACGTTGTTGGTGCTGCAAAAGCACTTCAACTTTATAACTTTCCTGCAGTCGGCCACTACTTCTGGTTCTCAGTAACCGGTGGCGCAAACACCCAGACAGACCCAGCACTTGTTGGTGTTGGTCACCAAGTCGCAGTTCTTCCTGGTGATACCGCAGCTCAAGTTGCAACAGCGTTATTCGCCGCAGTAGCAGCGGTTGTTGCTGACTTTACCGCGATCAACTCTGTCTCCGCGCAAGTCGACGTCACCAACACCGTTGGCGGCAACGTCACTGATTCTTCTGCTAGCGGCTCAGCAGCTGCAGCCTCTGTCCTTACTCAAGGTAGTGAGATCGGTAGAAACTATATTAAGATCGGCGCCGCTGACACCGCGTGGGATACGGTTTCCACCAACACCACATCCGGTGTGAAGCAGGGTAACTTCCTTCAGCTACCTATCTACGATACGTCACCAAACGGCTACTCCGTAGATGACATCGTTCAGCAAAACGGTCAGAACGTCAGCGTCGGTATCGTAACCCAAGCCGGCCGAACCGCACCAATTACCTACTTCGTTCCAAACCCAGGCAACGCTGTCACCTCCGCAGACTTTGTTCTGACGGAAGGCGCACAGACCATCAATGGTAACAAGACCTTCGGTAACAACGTTATCGTTCAGGGTGACTTTACCGTTAACGGAACTCTGACCTTCCTCAACTCGACTGACACCGACATCACGGACAAGAACATCACCCTAAACAAGGGTGGTGCAGCGGCTTCCGGTGGCGGTGCTGGCTTCTCGATCGAAGAGAACGCGGTCCTCACTGGCTACTTCAAAGTGGCTGCCGATCGCAATGGCTATGAGCTTCTTGCTCCAAACGTTGCATTCAAGAATGACCTTGACCTGTCAAACCTGACTGCAGGTCGCGTGCAGAAATTTGCCGACGCTAGCGGCACATTCGTCATGCGCCCAGACGGGACTCCAGGTGTTGCTGGTCAAGTTGCATTCTACTCAGATGCAAACAACATCAACAACGTGGCAAACCTCTTCTGGGATAACGCCAACAGCCGCTTAGGCATTGGAACGAACGCTCCTAGCCAAGCATTGCATGTTGTAGGTAACGCCCGTATCACTGGCCTCTCTGCAGTCCCAGGCGTTGTGCATAACGACGCAAACGGTAACTTGTCTTCTAGCGCAGTAAGCTTGACCGCTGACGTCAGCGGAATCTTGCCAATCGCTCAAGGTGGTACTAACTCTGGCACCACCCTAAACAACGACCGCATCATGTACTCCTCGGCTGGTGCTGTTGTCGAATATGCGGCCCTTGTTCCAAGCCAAGTTTACTTTGGTGCACCGACAACTGGTCTCCCCGCTCAGGACATCTCACTCTTCTGGGACAACACCAACAAACGCCTTGGTATCGCTGGTGGTGGATCGCCCGCACGTGCCCTAGACGTTTCTTCTAGCGTTGTGTTCCGCGGTGCTATGCTCCTCAATGACTTCACCGACAACCTGGCTAAATGGGAAGCGGTCCAGCGGCAAGTTCTTACCACTGACGCAACTGTCACTAACATCGCATCAATTGCCATTGCAACTGACACGATGGCTGTGATCGAAGCACACATCGTTGCTCGCCGCACCTCCGGTGCTGGTGCAAGTGGTGACTCTGCGGTGTACGTCCGCACTGCTAAGTTCAAGAACGTTGCAGGGACTGTCTCCCTTGCTAACCTCCAGACGGACTACACCTCTGAGGATGTCCCAAGCTGGAATGGTACGATGTCAGCGTCGGGTGCAAATGCCATCCTTTCCGTAAAAGGTGCTGCTGCAACCAACGTGACCTGGACGGTGACTTACTTCATTCAGACATTGTAATAGGGGGCTGACATGGCAGTTCAAAATAAAGTGATACCGACAAAGATCATCCTAAAGAGCCCGGATGGATCGACTGTAGAAAAGGATTATGGCAGCATCTCCGACCCCGTCCTAGCGGCAGAGTTGGAAGCTTTTCGCACTAATCCCTACATTAATATTAAGGGCAGTATTGTAAAGAAAGTGCCGTAGCTCTATTGTGGTCTAGGGGAGCGGGGTTAGCGCCCTGCTCCCTTCACTTTTAACCACAAACGGAGAAACGTTACTATGAAGTTGGGTAAACTCGCCTCTGATGAGTTCGCTGCATCCCTCAAAGCCTTAATGGACCTCACTAACATCCCAGGAAAAACGGCGTTCGCGATCCGTGGCGTGGCTAAAATCATTGAGGTTGAGTGCACCAAATGCCAAGAGCTTAAAATGCAGTACCTCAAGGACGCCGCTGAAAAGAACGAAAATGGCGAGATGATCCATGAGGGTACTAGGATAAAACTCGTTCCCAGCAAGCTCGACGAACTATCTAAAAAAATGGCTGATTTAAATGATATCGAAGTAGTGCTGCCCGAGATAAAATACGATGACCTAAGTACCGCTTCAGTTGGTTTGACCCCTAAGCATCTATTTAATCTGGAGTTCATCGTAGAGTAATGGCTACCATCATCGGCACATTAACGATTGACCAGAGCAACTTTTATGAGCTGGATCAGGATCCGCTTACCAGCGGATGCCCCGGTGTCGGTGTCGGTGATTTCTGTATCGTTGATGGGTACCGCGGGATCTGGCAAAAGACCGGCCCAGGTGATTCAGAGTTCGTCCGTATCGATGCCTGGACGGCGTTTGTTAACCAGGCGACCTCCGCAAGCACGCTAACTTTACTTGCAAACTCAGACTCAGTAATGGTCTTTACCGGGCCCACCGCTGGCCAGGTGGTGCAGTTCCCCGATGCAACTACGCTTGTCAACGGGTTTCAGTACCACTTTTTCAATGACTCCAGCCAGCCCATTGCACTTCAAGACAACGGTGGTAACCCTCTTTACACGGTACCCCCCACGTCTAGGGTGCTAGCCCTTTTAGCAAGCAACAGCTCGGCTAATGGCGTTTGGACGTTTGCAGGATTTTTATCAAGCGCAGACAAGGCCAAGCTGGATGCCTTGGTTACCAAGTCTGGTCGGGTGACTTCGGGGTCTTTCTCGGGGACGCCTAAGACCGCAACTGTCACATTCGCGAACCCGTTCCCAACTAATAACTACTCCGTTGACCTCACCGGAGCAGATGTAAGAGCGTGGTCCTATGAGTCAAAACTCAACGGCAGCTTTGTCATCAACTCCAATGCTGGCCAGGCTCTCACGGGAGATGTTAGTTGGCAGGCTCAGCTCGAGGGAGAGGTTGGTTAATGCCTTTGAAAAGCCCAAATTCTGGGTCTTTATACATTCCTAAAGACAGCATACAATATGTAAGAAATAATCCGTCTGAATACTCGGGGTTATGCCCTGGAGGACAAACTAGGGGCGCTGCTCAATTTTCCATTATAGAGTAAACCGATGTTGCATTGGGCACCACATGATAACCCTAGTAGTTTTAACAGGCTGTGTCAGCTGGTTGGAGGCCTATGAGTGTTCAGGTCCGACCAGGAGAACAACTGCCCCTGGAACTACTGCTATTTGATGGTGACACAACTAGGCACCCTGTAGCCCATGTGTTTAACGAAAACGGGGCACCTCTGGTCGGTAGTCCTTTCGTGCTAACAGGTATAGGGCTTGGCCGGTACATAAACCAGAGCCACCTCATCACCACGGCGGAAAAACGGTTTACCGCCGTTTACATCATTTACGAGGACATGTCCCATACGAATGAGGACCTGTTCTACGAGCGTGCTGAAGACGTCTTTGACGTCTCTGATCTTTCAGCCTTGCTCGCGGCACAGTCCAACTATGTTAATCGCATGTCTACTGCCTACAACAGCACGAGTGGCATCCAAGAGGTGTTGGTCTGGCCCGAGAAGAACGGTCAAATCATTGCAGGCACCAATTGTGACATCGCCGTCAAGACGAGCTCCGGTGTCGTCGTCTGGCAAGCGTCACTGGCTGCCCCGACCCCAGATGGCTTGTTCCCGTTTATACGGCCTGTTGTTGTTCAGGTAGACGCGAACTATTACATTGAAATTGATATTGTAGTTGATGGCTTTGTGCGCCACTCACGGCAAGCATTTGTCTCCATTGGTTAATAAAGCGAGGTGATTATGGATCTCTCCGGTAACTCAGAGCTAAAGCTTTCCCTTGATATAGATGCTGGTACTGGCATGACCACACTTACACTCAAAGACTCCAGCGACGTTATCCTAGGGACGATCATCACAGATACCTCTAGATTCCGGCCGATAATGGGCTGCCTGTACACTGTAGCTAGGGAGTACTCCCCCGACGCTGATATTGTGCCTCAAGGCTTCCGTATTAATTTAGATAAGAACGCGAAAACCGCTGTGGTGGAGTTTGGATGAGGTTCATACCGAACAACACACAGCTAATTTTTTTGGGGAACATTAGTGCTGAAGGCATCGCTCCGCAAATCTCTTTCTATGATGCTTACTATACTGGCTCCCCAGCGGTTGGTTTTCACGTTATCGCTGACCCCACTTGCCCACCTGTTACAGAATTTATCGTCACCACCGAGACGGAGTGCTCGGCGGAAGTAGGGTTTTACGTCTCAGAAGATGCAGATCCACCGGTGGCAAGTTTCTCGGTTGAAAATTCAGTTGATGAGGACTGCTAATGATAAAACTAAGGTGGCTGCCGTTTCCTGAAAGTAACGTGTCTGATTACCGCGTGTATCGCAGCATCATCGGTTTTCGCGCACCGCTCGTCTCGTTGGCTACGCTCAATAGCCTAACCCTCCAGCTAAAGATTAACGGCGGTGCTTTGCAGACGTTCACCTTCGACGCTGTTACCGCTGTAGTAGATAAAATAAATGCGACCATTATTGAAGGCACTGCCTACCTATCAAACGTAGACAGCAACTTCTTTTTCATTCGCTCTAACGTAAGAGAGACACCCGGCAGCGTGCAAATCGTTGGTGGGACGGCAATGGCGCTATTCAGCCTCACTGCTAGACTGATTCTTCAGAAGTCAGAGGACTTCTTGATTGCTCAGATACCTGCTCTACTAGACCCTACTGTAACTGTTGAGTACCAAGACCCTGATGGTGTTTTGCAAGACTGGTATGCTATCTCCACAGTAGACAGCCTCACTAACGAGAGCATCAAAACTGCGTTTCGCCAACCCATCACAACCACAGGCCCAGTCTGTGTTTTGGAGGGAATCGTCGTTGATATTCAGGGTGCTAGGCTACCAGACGCAAAAGTGACAGCAAGGCTTGTAAAGTTTCCCCACAGCTCAGGAGTGGCTACTGGTGTGAGTGTGGCGCCCGTCACCACCTTAACTGGACCAGATGGACGTTTCAGCCTGCCTCTCCTTCAATGTGCCCTGGTGACGCTGGAAATACCTGTTCTGAAGTTCGCAAAACAAATTACCGTCCCAGCTAAAGGCTTTGAGTTTATTACAGACCTCACAGTTGATTTGGATTATCGTTACCCTCTGGGAACTGAGGTATAAATGACGCAGTCAATGGCTTTAGATAATACGACCGGCGGGGGCAGTTTAACCCCTAGCCTTGCCCTTGGAGATTCACGCGGGAATCGCTACCCCAATCAGTTCTTCGATCTGTCCCAGCAGTACATGCCGCCGACGATCAAAGAGCTGTTTCGTTGGTGTACGTTTTACTATTACAACTCTCCGCTCATTGGCTCAGCGATTAAAAAAGTAAGTCGCTATCCAATCACGGATGTAATCTTTGATGATGAGTATGAATCTGTAAGGGATATCTGGAAGAAAGTTCTAGTGGATGCCCTTAAGATAAAAGACCGTCTCATGGAAGTCAACCTTGATTACCATGTGTACGGAAATGCCTTTGTTTCTATACATTTACCATTTACACGGTTCCTGATTTGTGGCTCTTGCAAAGCGCGCCAACCCATCCGCCAGTGGGAATGGTCCTTTCGTATGGCGACGTTTCAGTTCCAGGGGCAGTGCACTAAGTGCGGCGTTAATGGGCCAGTTGAAGTAAAGGACGTGCCGTACAAAGATTACAAGGCCGTTAAGCTGATCCGCTGGAACCCAGAGAACATGCAGATTAAGTTCAATGAGTACACCGGCCGGTACGTCTACATGTACACCGTCCCTACAAAACTCAAGAACGCAATCAACCGCGGCGACAAGGACATCCTCGAAGACATCCCTTTGGTGGTCCTTGAGGCTGTACGCAAGCGTCGCATGATTCGGTTCAGCGAAGACAACATCAAGCACCTAAAGAGCCCGACCCTGGCTGAACAAGACCAGGGCTGGGGTAAGCCAGCGATCATCCACGTCCTCAAAGACATGTTCTACTTTTACACCCTGCGGCGTGCGCAGGAAGCGATTGCCCTTGAGCACATCGTTCCGTTTGACATCATCTACCCCTTACCCAACGCACAACAGGATCCGTACATCCACACGGACCTTGCAAGCTGGCGCCAACAGATTGAGCTAGTGATCCGCAAGCATCGCCAAGATCCTAACTTCAAAGCCGTGATTCCAATCCCGGTTGGCTTTGGTCGCCTTGGTGGTGATGGCAAGACGCTTCTTCTTTCACCAGAGCTTAACTACATCACGCAGACGGTTGTTGGTGGGATGGGAATCCCCCAAGAATTCCTTTTCGGTGGGTTGAACTTCACAGGGTCAAGCGTATCGCTTAGAACTCTTGAGAATGACTTCATTCAGAACAGATCACAACTGCTCGACTTAGTAATATGGATCAAAGATAAACTTCGTATCTGGCTTGGTCTGCCTGACTGCGACAGCATGCGCTTTTCTGACTTCCGCATGGCGGATGATATTCAGAAGAACCAGCAGCTCATCGGCATGAACGCTCAGGGCAAAGTCTCTGACCAGACGTTACTCACAGAGCTTGGCTACGACTACGACCAGGAGATCAAAAAGAGGATAGAAGAGATCTACGTCGCCAACTACCTTATGGACCTACAGTCCAAGGGCGGGGCAAAAAGCCAAGGTGAGGCATCCCTCATTCAGTTCAACTACCAACAAAAGGTTCAGGAGCTAGCGGAGAAGGCCCAGGCCGACGCACAAGCTCGCATCACTGCTATGGGTCAGCAGCCAGGGCAGGCTCCTGGTTACGGCGGAGAGATGGGTCAGCCAGGCGCACTCGAAGCACAAGGTGGAGCACCAGGCGCAACGCAAGACCCCAACCAACAATTGGCAGGTGGCCAACCCCCCGCCCCACAGCCAAGTGGTGGCATGAACCAAACATCTGAGTTTGCCCAAAAAGCCCCCCAGGACCAAATCGACTCAAAGGTAAACTCTTGGGCTGCCCAGCTCGTCAAGCTAGGCCCCATGCAGGCCAAGACCGCAATCGCAGAGATCAAGATGAAGATGCCTGATGTTGGCGCTGCGCTCGAGCGGAAGTATGGAGAGCTAATGGCTCAAGGTAACCCAGCCGGTGGCAACCCAGTCCCCAGGCTGGAGCCAAATATGAACCCTCTGCCAGAACGTGGTGTGCCTCGAAGGGCTGGAGCAGTCTAGTGTTTACGACGGTAAGAAGAACAGCGCAGTTTGATCTCAACAGCCAGAAGGATCGCTTTACCTATGATGAGATACTGAACGACCCTCTGTGTACCATCATTGAAAAGATTAAAGAGAAGATGCGTGAAGAGAGCAGAGACGGTGAAGAGGTAACCATAAAAGAGCGATTGGTTTTCATAGTGACTTGGGAAGAGAAAAAACTTTGTTAGGGGGTGTAACATGAAGTCGTTTAAATCATTCTTCAGAACGTCAGTCGGCATGAAGGACCAAAGTGAGGGTGTTGAGAAGCAGGCATCCGACGTTCCGCTTGGCATGAAAAAAGCTGTAGGCGGAGATAATGCCCCAGAGGCAGCAGCTGAGGATGTCAGCACAGCCAGCTTGCCACAGCAAGTTTCTGGAATGAACTAATAGCTAAAAAAAACAAGAGTGGGGTAACCACCCACTCTTATTTCTTTTTCGGCTTGAGCATCTTGTGCGTCCGTCGCAGATGGATCAAGAGACCTCGCTTTGATTTCCCTATGAAGGAGCACAGTTGGCAGGACAACTCAAAATCTGGTACGCCCTTCCCCGAATGCTTGGTAGCAAGGCCCCCAAACAACGTTGTTTGGAAGACCGTCTCTTCGGGCTTTTCTTCTTTCTTTGCGTAGCAGCTATCTACAATCTCCTGGTAGTTAGGTGTATTTTTAATGTAAGCCTCAAGACTTTTGCAATGCCTACGACAACTTTTATAGCGGTCGTAGTGTATGCAAGCTGGTGCGGGGCGCTTGCCTCCGTACCTCGGGCACTCGATGAAGTGACTCATCTTGTCCATAAATTACCTATTAGTCGAAAACCCAGGCCATTCACCAGGAGGCGGTGCTGCTGGAACTGGCGGGTTTTGCAACGGTCTATACTCGGTAGCTGGCTGGTATCCCCTACTGGAAAAAGCAGACGCTGCTGGGGACTGAGCCCTCATACTAACATCATAAATATTTGGATCCTCTGCACCACCCCGTTTTTTGCCATACCTTATCAGGGTATCGCCAAGCGCCACAAAGAACGCTGTCACCGAGGCTTTTACAATTCCTTCCAAAAGCTCAATCCAAAACTCTTTTTTAGTAAAATGACCGAATATCTGTGCAGCGGCACCCGGTTTCTTTACAATCGATTGGCCACCTTTGCTTTCAGGCACATTCACTTGCTGGCTTGTTTCCATCAACTTCCCCTCCTCCTTGTGATAAAATTCCTTCCAGGATCGCTTCAAATGCAACTTTTAACAAATCAAGCACGGCTCCCCCTTTTCAATAGTGAACAACAACTCAAAAGGCTTATACCAAGAACGATATGGCAAATTTTGATGTAGAAAAACAGTTCGCCTCAATTAAGAAATCGGCTGTCGACGCCGTGAAAGAGATATTCCCCGTTGACGGTAAATTGAGATCGTTGCGCCTTGAAAAGGTGTGGGTAGACGATACGATGGACTCGTCTGATTACGCATCTCAGACGCAAGCCAAGAACAAAGAGGCCACTTGGGGCGCTCCGGTATACGCCGCGCTTACTCTTGTCGACAAAGCCACAGGCAAAGAGATCGACAAATCACCCAAGATAAAGCTTTTTACGCTGCCAAAACTGACACAGCGTTTTAGCTACATCGTAGGGGGTAACGAGTACCAAGTACACAGCCAGCTACGTCTGAAATCCGGCGTGTACACACTAAGAAAACAGAATGGTGAACTCAAAACACAAGTCAACCTGGCCAAAGGAAAGAACTTCGACCTTACGTTCAACGAGCGCACGGGAGTTTTCTACATTCAAAAGGTGGGCGGCGGGCAGGCGAACATACCGCTTTACCCTGTGCTCACCTACCTTGGTGTGTCCCCCTCTAGAATCGCTGACCGCTGGGGGTCAAAGCTCGAAGGTGCCAACCGCGTCACCGACCCCAAGATCATCGCACGTGCCACAGCTGCCTTTGGTATAAAGCAGGGGGATCTCAAAGACTACTTCAGCAAAACGGAGATCAGCCCCGAAACTACAAAAGAGGTACTAGGCCAAGCCTTTGAGCGTGTCGACGGGCCCATGCTCCTTGAGACATCAAAAAACCTCCTTGACGTGCACCTCGGCGACAAGCAACCTACTGACAGGGACTCGCTAGCTTTTAAAGAGCTGCATTCTGTTGAAGATTATCTTCACGAGCGGATACAAAAAAACAAGCAAAGCCTGTCCTTTAAACTCAAACGCAATATCGACAACGTGCGCCGGACTAAGCTAAGTCAGCTTGTGAATCCAGGATCTTTTAACTCCGTTGTCGAAAGCTTCTTTACCCAAGATGACAAGGCCGCTACACCAGAGCAGACTAACCCACTTGAGATGCTTACCGGCCAGTACAAAGTCACCATCATGGGGTCAGGCGGTATCAACAGCGACCATGCTGTTACACCAGAGATGCGGGAGATCCACCCGTCACACTACGGATTCCTTGACCCTATCCACACGCCAGAGAGCAAGCGCATTGGTGCTAACCTGCATCTCCCACTAGGAGCTGTAAAGGATGGTAAGACGCTTAAGATGCTCGTTCAGGCAAAAGACGGTAAACCAGTCCTGGTAGATGCAAACGACATCCACGATAAGATTCTGGCCTTCCCCGGGCAACAGGGTGACAAGATCAGGGCTCTGCACCAAGGCAAAGTTATTGAGACCACACGTAGCAAGGTGGACTACACCACTCCAAGCCCGCAGGCTCTTTTCTCTTACAGCTCAAACCTCGTACCGTTCTTGCCGTCTAACCAAGGCAACCGGGCGATGATGGCGTCTAAGATGCTTGAGCAAGCCATCTCCCTTAAGCACAGAGAGGCGCCGCTTGTCCAGGTTGGCTTTGGGAAAACTACTTCTGAGCAGATGATCGGTAAGGGCTCCGCTGCTACGTCCCCAGTAGACGGCGTGGTAAAAAAGATCACAAAAGACTTCATCATTATTAAAGGTGATGACGGCAAAGACGTTAAGGTAAACGTTTACAGCAATTTTACCCTTAACCGTAAATCATTCCTAAATCACGAGGTCATCGTTAAAGAAGGTGACAAGGTAAAAAAAGATCAGCTCCTAGCTGACAGCAACTTCACTAAAGACGGTACTTTGGCACTCGGCACGAACATGCGCGTGGCCTACCTGCCGTACAAAGGCCTGAACTTTGAAGACGGCGTGGTCATCACCAACTCAGCCTCCAGGAAGCTCACCAGTGAGCACATCCATAAAAAATCAATCGAGCTAAATGACACCACCATTTTAAACATGCCGGCGTTCATCAGCTTTTACCCAAACGCTATTACTGGCGACAACATCCGAAAACTCGACAAAGACGGCATCATCCGCAAAGGCTCCAAAGTAAAACACGGTGAGGCGGTTATCATAGCTTTGCAGAAACGTGCGTCATCCGCAGCTGTAGCTAGCTTTAGCCGTGTCCTCTCAGACCGACCAAAAGACGTAAGCCTTTATTGGACGATGGAAGACGAGGGAGAGATCCTTGACGTGCAGCGTGCCGGCAGCAAAGTGACTGTGTTCATTAAGACAGAAGAGGCCGCCAAGATCGGAGATAAACTCTCTGGTCGCATGGGTAACAAGGGCATCATCACTAAGATCATCGGCGATGAAGAGGCCCCCCATGACAAAGAGGGCAAGCCTGTAGAGATACTCCTGAACCCCCACGGGGTTATCACCCGTATTAACATAGGGCAGATCTATGAATCAGCCGCCGGAAAAGTCGCTAAAAAAACAGGAAAAACCCACACCGTCAACAACTTCTCAGGAGAAAATTATCTTGAGTCGACTAGAGGACTTCTCAAACAGCATGGCATTGACGATAAAGAAGAACTCTTCGACCCCATTACGAAAAAGTCGCTCGGTAAGATCCATGTCGGAAACCCCTATATCCTCAAGCTCTTCAAACAAGGAACAGCGAACTTTTCTGTTAGGCAAGGGGGACCTGGACAGCCTTACGACGCAAATCAGCAGCCCCTCAAAGCTGGAGGAGAAGAAGCGTCCAAGTCGATGGACCTACTCACCGTCTACTCCATGCTCTCCCACGGAGCTCGTGCCAACCTAAGGGAGATGAGCTCTCTTAAGAGCAACCAGAATGACGAGTTCTGGAAAGCATTAAAAGCTGGCCAAACGCTGCCAGCTCCAAAATCGCCATTTGTTTATGACAAGTTCATCAGCTACCTAAAGGCTGCTGGTATTGACGTTCAAAAGAACGGCAGTAAGCTTGTCTTGGCTCCGCTCACGGATGAGCAGGTCAAGGCTATGTCTAACGGTGAAATTAAAAAGAACTTCTTCTACCGAGGTAAAGACCTTGAACCTGTCCGTGGTGGCTTCTTTGACCAGAACCTAACCGGTGGCTATAAGGGCATACGCTGGAACCACATCGAGCTTAAAGAGCCTGTCATCAACCCTGTCTTTGAAACAGCTGTGCGCAAAGTCACTGGGCTAGGTGGCAAGCTAGATGAGCTTATCGCCGGCAAGCTGCATCTCAGTAAAGACGGAAGCTTCAACACCGAAGGCAAGGGCCTTACTGGTGGCCATGCTATAGAAAAACTTCTCAAAGAGATCGACATAGATATTGAGCTTAAGACGCTGCAAAAGAAATCAGAGAAAGCCACTGGGGTGGCACTTGACGATGTGAACAAACGTCTCCGCTACCTCAAGGCTTTAAAAGATAATAAGATGAAACCGCATGAGGCATATATGCGTAGGTCGCTTCCGGTTTTACCTCCCATCTACCGACCCATCTATCCTCTACCAGACGGTAGTATGACTACCTCTGACATTAACATCCTGTACCAGAACACAGGTGTGGTGAATGAGATGATGCATCTCCCTGTTATGGAGCTGCTCTCTGAAGAAGAAAAGGGTGACGTCCGAAAGGATATGTACGAGCACGTCAAAGGCGTGTCAGGTCTTACAGACCTCAATATCAAAGGGCGTGTGCGAGAAGGCTTCATCTCAGAGATCAAAGGTGGCACTGGTGGCCAACCAAAAGAAGGCTTCTTCATTTCTAAGATGTTGTCAAAGAAACAAGACTTCGTCGGCCGTGGAACTATCATCCCTGAGCCAGAACTCGGCGTCGACCAGGTAGGCTTGCCAGAAGAAATGGCTTGGAAGCTGTTTGAGCCGTTCATTGTTCGTGAGCTTAAAAACCACGGTAAGAGCCCACTCCAGGCTAAAGAAGAGATCAAGCAGAAGACCCCGCTGGCTAAGCGTGCCTTGGATATCGTCCTTGAGGAGAGGCACGTTCTACTAAACCGTGCACCATCGCTTCACAAGTTCTCTATCATGGCGTTTAAACCCACCATCACGTCTGGTAGGGCCATCAAAATACCGCCGTTGATAGTTAAAGGATTTAATGCTGACTTTGACGGAGACACGATGACCGTCCATGTGCCAATCACAGAAGAGGCAAATGAGGAGGCAAAGAAAATGTTGCCATCTCGTAACCTGTTTCAGGCGGGTACGGACAAGCTTATGATTGCCCCGTCCCAAGAAGCGCAGATCGGGCTTTTTTACTTATCAAAAACGCCCGTGGGCAGAATTCAGATCAATAAGATCTTAGGCAGCAAGTTTGCCATCACCTCTGTCCTTGATAAAAAACAGACTGGTACGATGCTTCACCGCATGGCTAAAGAGTTGCCAGCACAAGACTACGCCAAAGCTGTGGCCCTTTTAAAGAGCACAGGAGAGCAGCATGCGTATGATCGTGGTTTCAGCCTTGGGCTTGAAGATTTGGCTAACATTACGAAGGACAGGGACAAAGTTGTCGCGGTAGCAACTGCTATGTCCAAAGGCGTCACCGATGTTAAAGAGCTGGCTGCTGTCAATAAAAAAGCCGTCGACCTCATGGACAATATTATTGAGAAGAAGCTAAAAGACACGGGCAACCCTCTTTATGACATGGTCGAGTCTGGAGCTCGCGGCGACAAGACGCAGCTTAGATCCATCGTTGCAAGCCCACTCTTTGTTACTGATGCACGTGGTAACACCATCGCAAGACCAATTAAGAAGTCCTACGCTGAAGGCCTGGACGTTAGTGATTACTGGCTATCCATGTACGGCGCCCGCCGCGGCGGCATGGACAGAGCTATTCAAACCAGCCTTCCGGGAGCGTTCTCTAAAGACATCATGGCATCCACCGTAGACAACGTGATCAGCGGGGTGGACTGTGGAACTAAGGACGGCATTAAGCTCAAGGTGGAAGACCACGACGCCCTTGATCGGTATTTGGCTGGAGACCAAGCGGGCTGCTCGCATAATACCCTTATTACGCACCAACTTCTCAGCAAGATTAAAAAGGCGGGGGCTAAAGAAATCAAAGTTCGTTCACCGCTCACTTGTCACCAGTCACGAGGAGTATGCGCTCACTGCCATGGACTCGATGAACATGGATCTAACCCAGAGCTGGGGGAGAACGTTGGGGCGAAGGCTGGCCAGACCATTTCTGAGCCGCTTATTCAGATCGTTATGAACAGCCGCCATACAGGTGGGGTTGCAGGCACTGGTGCTGACGCTGGTGGGTACCAGCGCATCAACCAGCTACTCCAACTGCCAAAGATCGTGCATGGTGCTGCAGCTCTTGCACCGCATGCAGGACAAATCACCAAAATCGAAAAGGGCCTAGCTGGTGGCTTCAACGTTTTCGTTGGAGTCGATAAGGCGTTTGTAGCCCAAGGCTTAACCCTGAAGGTAAAAGTCGGTGATAAGGTTCAATCAGGGGATCCACTGTCTGACGGCGTGATCAAACCCCAGGAGCTTGTAAAGTACAAAGGCATGCAGCCTGCCCAGGAGTACATCGTCAACGAGCTGCAGAGCGCCTACAAGAACCAGGGCGTCGGGATTCAAAAGAGGATCTTTGAGACGATCGTGCGTAGCCTCGGCAACACGACTAAGGTGATCAACAACCCAAAGAACTCTGACTATATACCTGGAGATGTTGTGCCATATACGGTTGCAGAAGCTCACAACCGTAATCTTCAGATCAATATCCCTGTGGATGAAGCTGATGGCTACCCCTTAGTACAAGAAGGAACTGGATTAAAAGTCGGGAAAGTGCTGGTCAAGCAGGACCTAATTCTTCTAAAATCAAAAGGTTATAAAGAAATCAAGGTTGAAAAAGAAGCCCTCCAGCATGCTCCGTTTCTAAAAGGAATGAGCACCTTGCCACTTCTTAAGAAGGATTGGATGGGTGCTCTGGGTTACCGTTATTTGGCTAAATCGCTTATCGAGGGTGCCAGTCAGCGGTGGTCGACAGACGTTGCAGATTACCACCCAGTACCAGCGTTGGCTCATGGGTCAACATTTGGGCAAGGGAAAGAAGGGAAGTACTGATGGGACTATCTTCAAATGAGCTAGCCGCTCGCATCGCTTTACTAAAAAAGGACCGTGCTATGTCTACCGAAATGATGGAGGAGAAGTGCGCATCATCTAGGGAGAAGGCTCTAAATTTATTTAAGCGTCTTGGTAAGAATAAAGAGTTCGTTATTGTTGGCAAACCTGGTGCAGACATATATGACACTAACGATCATATATGGAGAGCTGTAAGGCAGCAGCACCCTATTAAAGCTGTAAGAGGCGCGGTTCGCAAACTGCGTGGCAAGGAAGGACTAAAGGCGTTTGATGAGAGCTTGAGAGGCGTGGCCGACACACAAACCCTCGGTGCCCTCGGTGGGACTATCGCACCTGGTCGCAAAGGAACGAAATCCTATATATCCAGGGGGGTGGCTTCTGGTGATCGTTCCGGCATGCCTGGCCTACGTGAGGTTCTTCACCATGAGGGGTTTCACGCGAAGGTCCCAATTTTAGGCAGTTCAGAGATCTTAGCACACGCCTACGGAGGATTAAAAAGCAAGAAAGGGCGGCTTGACCCTGCGCAGGGTGTTAACGCTTTAAAGCACCTTTGGGCGACTAGACCAGGACGAGCTATTTTCGAGGCCGGAGTTGGGGCCGGAGTTGTTGGTGGTGGTGGTGCAGCATTAGCTAGTCACGTAAAAAAGAGGACGGATAAAAAAGAAGTGGGCTCTGCGAAGACCACAGGCCTCAATACTGATGCAGCGTCTCTTGAATCATCTATTGATACTGGGGCTGGGGAGCGTCTGACTAAAAAAGCGTTCTGGCAAGGATTTGAGAAAAGAGCCCAGCATAATAAAGAAGCTGTGCTGCTTGCTGGAGGTGTACATGTTCTTCAGAATGCCCTTATGCGTAATAAAATTCGATCGCCAAAGTTTGCTAAAACCGTTGCCTCAGAATTCCAACAAGGGTTGGCGAATAAAGCCCCCAGTAAAATGAAACAGTTTTTTAGGTCTATGGTGGGTGGCGCTACTGTTCCCGAAGCATCAATGGTTAGGGAACATGTACGGCATTTGGGGGATGAGGCCAGGAAAAACCTAGTAGAGCACGGTGTAAAATCTCTTGGAAAAAAAGAGATGCTGTTGGCAAGGGTGGTCTCTAAGGGTGATTTCCACAAACTATTAGATGACAGGTACTTCAATAAAAATAACCCCGCACACCAAGCTATTTTAAAGACGGTAGAGGGGCGCATCGGGGCTAAGATTACACCTGAAAACGCCGAGGCTCTTTCAAAGGCATGGAAAAGCAAAGACAGCCCCATAACCTCAAATCTTCTATCAGGGATAACTCGCGGCCCAGGGCAGAGTGTGGGCGGTAGGTTGCACATACCGCAACACACAGGAAGTACAGTTAGCCACGGGGCATCACTAGCAGGTCATGTGGCTGGTGGTGCAGTTACAGGCCTAGTGGACCCACTCACTGGTGCAATGAACGCAAGCAAGTCTATTCTCACCAACCCCATAAGCAGAGGTTGGCTATCAAAGATCAAAGGTGGGGCGAAAGCTCTAGCTGGGTCTGACAAGATGTTCATGTCGGACCCTATCGCCAAAGGCAAAGCAATGGGGTTGGCTGGGAAAGAGATACCTAAAGCTGAGAAGTTAGTTCGTGGGTATGGGCTGAATGCTGCTACATCTGAAATGCAAAATACGGCGAACTCTTTATCACTAGCGGCACATGGCGCAAAAAACCCATCTAGTATGGCTGCAGCACAGGCAAGCCCAATAGTGCGGCGTCCGCTGCCTTTAGTTCAGCCTCATATGGGATTAACGCCTATGGGTCTGGGTGGCTTTAACGGGGTGTAGAGAGGTATCATCTTGATAAGATGTTATGAGGAAAGAACCTAATGGATAAGATGTTATGAGGAAAGAACCTAATGGATAAGACAGCATCAGCTTTCTGGGATGGATTTGAAAAACAGGCGCTTTCAGCAACCACTGAAAAAGCTTTGGTGGCTGGTGTATTTGGTATGTATGGTGCCTTGTTCGGCGGCTCCTTAGGTGCTGTTGTTGGTAACCATAAGGGAGCCAAAAGTGGCGTAAAATTTTTGGATGAGCTTCGAACTAGTAAAGAAAAAGTAGATGCTAAAGACGCGTTTGCAAAGATGAAAAAACTTCTCCCCGAGAACACCATACTTCTTACAAGAAATGATCTACACCGTCTTATCGACAAAGAGAAAAGTTACGGCAAGCGAACAATTTTGCAGAGCCTAAGAGACATAACAGAAAACGGAAACGCTGGTGCTATCCACCAATCAAAAATTAAAGGGACAAGCAAAAAATATCTGCCCGATGTCTTAACAAAAAATCACGTTATCCTTTCAGATAACAAAATAGTCCCGTCTATCCTCCTACATGAAGCGGGCCACATTATTGATTACGAAAAAGAAACAAACAAAGACTTTCTCCCTAAAATGTGGAGCAAGATGAGAAGTACCTATAAGCAAGAGATCGCCGCATGGGATGAAGCTCCTGGCGAAGTAAATAAAAAGATGAGAGAGAATGCGCTTAGCAGCTACAGCCCCATGTATCACGGCGTAAGGGGCGGTGCACTGGCTGGCGCTACATTGGGTTTGGTTACTGGTTTAAAGATGATGAAGAAAAACTGAAAGGGCAGCACTGATGCGCTCAAATGGAAAAGCAGCCGGACTCAATATGCAGGCAAAGAGGGCTAGGCCAGAGCAGTATTCTGAGAAGACAGCCTTCTGGCAAGGTTTTCAAGAGCAAGCACGTGGGTTTACTAAATTACTCTATATTGGAGAAAGATAATGAACGCGTTCCTCGATGGATTCTACAAAAGAGCCGAAGTCAGCAAATCAGACCTAAAAGAAGTTCTCAAAAAACATGAGGACAGAGAAACGCCGGAGCAAGAGGCTGCTGAATCCGAACGCGAACAAAAGGTTGAACGCGAGGCGGGGGTTGAGAAGAAAGCATTTTGGCAAGGTTTTAAGACTGCCGCCGAACAAGGCACTGCTGCAAACCCTGAGGTACTCACTGCTAAGCAAGCGCCACTAAAGAAAGCTAAACACGTGGGGTCTACTGGGCCAGTGGTAAAAAGAAAGCCTCCTCCTGGTCCAGCCGGAAAAATAGGAAAAGCGGTCAAATATGGCCCACTAGTTAAAAACAGGCTTATTAGTGGCGGTGTGGGGTTGGTAACTGGTCTGGGTCTTAGCGCTATTGGTCATCACATCTATTCTAAATCAACAAAAGATGAGACGAAGAAAGAAGATGGCCAAGTCTCTGCATAGCTAAAAACTTCCTGCATAGCTAAAAACTTCCTGCATAGCTAAAAAAATACAGACTTTCGTCTGAGCCCCTTACGGGCACTGCTGTTTTATTGTGTGAGGCTGTGGCGTCAAAAACCCAGTTTGTTTCAGTTCAACGCAGACTACAACCACATACAATCAACGCGGCAACATTTTTTACCAATGCTACGGCGCTACAGCTCATAAGACTTATACCAATTTCCAATAAGATAAAAGAAAGCGCCCCTTGTTAAGAGGCGCTAGCTCGGACATTAGTTCCGGGCTTTTTGAACGAGATTCTTGAATTCTTTACCTGGTGTGAACTTAGGAACTTTGCGTGCTGGGATCTTAATCTGTTCGCCCGTCTGTGGGTTGTGACCTTTACGTGCAGCACGTGCGGTTTTCTTGAAGGTTCCAAACCCGACTAGTTTTACAACCTCTCCTTTTTTTACCTGGTCAGAGATAGTGTTGGTGATGGACTTCAAAGCTGCCTCTGCCTTGGTTTTGCTAAGACCAGTGTCTTTTGCAACCTTGGTCACCAATTCTGCTGTATTCATTTCAACTCCCTACGATATTAATCCGCGTAGGGTTTCAGGCGGAATGCCTGCCCCCGCTACCTCTCAAGCTAAGCGAATGAAATAGCAGGTGCAAGCACTTTTCAGAGCTGCCATCTTACATCGTGCAGCTCTTTGTGGTGCGCTGGACATAACCACACAACAACCAGAGGCTTGGAATAGTCTCCATGCGTGGGCCTAGAACGGGATACTATCTAGATCGGATGCCCCACTATTACTACTTTGTACAGGGGCTCCTGCATCACCTGGATGCGGTGCACGTTCTCCTCCGCTACTACCTTTACTATCTAAAAAATGAATGCCGCCGTACATGTTTGCAACGATCTCGGTGGTATACCGCTTAACGCCATCTTTGTCGTCCCACGAGCGGGTTTGCAGCTTTCCTTCTACAGCAACCTTGCTACCTTTCTTAAGATACTTCACTGCGTTTTCTGCCTGCTTATCCCAGACGATAACGCGATGCCACTCGGTCTTTTCCTGTTGCTTACCTGAGTCGTCCTTCCAGCTTTCGCTAGTGGCGACGCTGAGTGTGGTTACTGCCTTTTGACTCTGTGTGTACCTTATCTCTGGGTCTTGACCAAGGTTCCCGATAATGATTACTCTGTTCATTCCTGCCATTTGATTATCCTTTAATTAAAAGTTAGAACTGCTTCGTTGAGCTTATACCTTGCTTTTGCTACCCTTTAGAAACCAAAGCAGGAGGCTGGTTTGAAACACAGTGCTTACGAAAAATCTGGTAATATCAAACAAGGTCAAACAAACGGTATCTGCCTTGGCGCTATCGCAAGCGTTGATGTCGATACCCGCCTGTGCAGGGTCAAAACCTTCTTTGGTCCCCCAGAACTCTTAGACCTCGATCTCAAAGATGTACAGTGGGTTAATGTCGACGGTAACGCCGACGGCGATGAGTCTGGCAGCATTCCGCGCGAGGGGGCTATGGGGCTTGTCTTCTTTATAGAAGGCAGCCCGTTTATCTTTGGCTTCATCAAACCCCTGAACGCAGATAAGGGGGCGGTCACAGGTAAGGAATCAGTTAGCCGCCTGGTGCGCGGTGATAAGATTATCAGCACTAAAAACGGCAACTACATCACCATCCGGACGAACGGGTCTATTGAGATTCAAAGCCGCGAGTCATGCAAAACAGTTTACATCCCCACTGAAAGCCGCATCCAAGAGGTATGTCGGAACTTTAACTTTAAAACATCCGGCGGGTTCATCCGCTGGGAAGAGGAGGGGCTTACCAATACCATCTTTAACCAAGAGTTTCGCCGTGATCTACTTCGCAGCTTCGTCGTCTTAGAAGAGCGTGGCGCTCTGGGTGGATCAACCATCTACCGCACATCGATGGGACCGGGTATCCCCGGAGTCCCTGGTGTACCTGCGGCGATCTACTCGTTTGAAGTGGACATCACTGGTAACACCAAACTGACCATTGGTGCTGGTCTGCCGGTCATGTCAGCGGAAATAAAACCGACTGGGGCTATCGCCGTTGACAACATCTCTGACATAGACATTACAACCAAGCTTGGTAGCGTCACGATTAAGGCCCAGGCTAAAGACATCACACTCAACGCCCCTCTGGGTGATATCGCTCTCTTATCCAATGCAGGGAACATTTCAGTAAAAACGGATGCTGGTAATATTTCAGCACAGACCTCACTAGGAAATATAACCGCACAAACCACCTCAGGTAGCGTCGAGCTTAACGGCTCTCTTGGCAGATTAAAGTTGTCCAAGGGTAAGGTGGGTATCGGCGGCCCAGCCGCTGAGCTACTAGATCTTTTCGACCAAACCTTAGATGGTTTAAAAGACCTAGCTACATCGATGGCTACAGAGACCCACCTCGGGAACCTCGGCTATAACACAAGCCCGCCGCTGAACACGGCTGACTACATAAAATTCGTCGCAACTATCATCCAAATAAAAACTTTTCTGACCACAATAAAAGGTGGCGTCTAGTGGCGATGGACGAAGACAAGCTTGCTAAGAACCTCCACGAGGTTCAGGGCGTTCCCGGAGAACCTACCGAAGAAGTTAAGGGGTGGGCTGAATCTATCATTGAAGAAGTGAAGATGCTTGCCGTTGTAAGCCTACTCCCAGGTACTGTTCAAGGTAACGCTCCTTCTAGTGGCGGTCCTCTCTCGGGCGGCGCCGGCGGACCCGGCCTCATAGTCGGACCTACTGGACCTACACTGGCTGCGCGCATGGCAACCAAGATGGGGCTAGGATCTGCCACCCCAAAGCTCCTTGGAATGGCGACTGGAATCACCACTCATTTGCTAACCGGCAAGGTTATGTTCAGTTCAGAGAAAATAACCGGCGTCTGCACGAATACCCCAGTTTCCCCCGGAACTGTAACTGGTGGCGGCACTAAAGGAAAAATAGTTGGTCTTTCTACTGGGGGCATGGCGCAGCTTGTAGTACTAGGCATTGGCCAGACGGAGGTCACTGACAAGCTTAGGAAAATGTGCGAAGCTATCGTTAACCATCTGACCGATGATGCCGAAGTCTCATTTATAATGGGAACTATTTTAGGATCGGCGTCTGCTGGTGGCGGACCAGTGATCGCAGGTACCGGGGCTGGGGGTAAGATATCCTAGCATTTAAGGGCTTGAAATTATATAATGAAGTCAAGTGTTTGCCAAAACATTCTATGAGGATACCCGCATGAGTTTGCCATCAAACCTTTTTATTGACAGCCCAGAGGTTGAAGATGCGTCTTTACAGCAACTCGGAAATGACGCAGACACTTGGGCTGAAGACATCATCCAAAAGGTAAAAGAGCGCGTTCCTTCTGCAAAAAACCTCAACATGATGGTTAAGTTTCAGAAGAAAGATGTTGAGAACGGAACCGCTACTGGCGCTATCTCAATTCACTCCGCTGAAAAAGCTATCGTCGTACCAGTCATCATTAAAGACTTCATGATGTTTCCGCTCGACATCATGATTGCTGAAGGCAAACTCATCCCTATGACGCCTGACTACGTCAGCGCGGTGTTTGATGACAACAAGGTGTTTGGCAAACTAGAAGAGTTCCCAACCTTCGGTGGCCTTGGTCGCTTTGAAGACGCAAGTTTGTGGAATGCAGTCTACCCACCCTCTTTGGGTCGGTACGCACATGCATCAGCGGGATACCCAATATTAGATATCATTTCATCGTCAATCGACGGATCATCCTTAAAGACCTTTCTCAGCGATCCAAAAAATGAAAAGACCGCAGCGCGCCTCCTCTCTGGCCCGCATGCTGAAATGATCATAAAGCTGGCCCACCTTCAGCCCGTCAATATGAATGAGTTCCGCCAGGGTGTGGAAAAACTTATCCCCCGCTCGATCGTTATGCTCAAAACGGATGGCCCAAACCGCTACTCTATTTTGTCAAACTCTGACTCAGTATTTCATCCGGGTATAACCAGTGGGATCACCCGACAACATGCCCTAGAGATGGTGAGTAAGCTTAGCGATCACCCCGAAGACGATATCAATGACGTAGACCAAAACGGGGAAAAGCTTCTCATGCTACCCGAAGGTGGCGACGTGATCTTGGCTAAGTCTGATATGGAAATCCCTGAGGAGGCCAACGAGTACGCCCACTTCTCTGTGAAGAACAAAAACGGCGTAAGCATTGAAGGCGTAGTAATCCCCAAGGTCATCGACTTTGAAATGCAGACGATGCCGATGAAGCTTTTCGTCGGTAAAACAGCATCCAGCTACCAAGACAACGTCTGGGGCATTCGCATTAAAAATAGTCGCTTTAAACCACAAACGTCTGAGCCACGTGTTGGACAGAGCGGTTGTTTTGTTTATCAACCAGACCACCACCATGCACTGGCTACAGTTCCTGTAACGATCACCACCCTTATTGAAGAGTCTGGTGAGTTGATGGTTAAGGCAACAGACCTTACCGGTGCTCCCCTAAAGATTAAGCTTTTTAGCAATGGACCAGGCTCTGCTACTGAGTTGCAGCGTATTGCCAAGATCGCCCCCATGTCTTACGTGTTGCCAAAAATGATGAAGTGGCTGCCGCTTGAGATGACGGAAGACGTCACTAACTCGGCTGAAAGCTATGCCGTAAAACAAGCTTCTGAGGTTCTTACTGATCGTCCAGTCCACCTCATCAGCACTGGCTACGACCAGTTCTCGATGCGCGGTGTAGGGAAATATGCATCTGTTGTTGGCTGGGACCAAACCAACCTTCAACGACACCAAGCCACCTTCCTCTTAGCATCCCTTGGGTGTGGCAGAGAGAAGATCGCCTCCGCCTTTAAAACCGCATCGGTTCGCGGGATGGCAGAACTGCATGGACTTCGTTTCACGCCGCTGGCTAGCGAGAAGATCGCAGAGGCCAAGCCGCTTGCAGAGAAGATGTACAAGTTCGCTTTGTCGCTTCGGTCAAACCTGATCAAAGAGGCGAGCTACCTGGAAAGTTCTCAAACAGTCGATGCTCTTTTGTCTCTTAACTTCATCACGCCAACCAACGTCGCTAAGTTCGTCGGGAAAATACCGGCGCTCAAGTCGGCGGTTTCTAACCTTGCCAGTTGTCTGATCGCTAGTCGTCTCGGGATGAAAGAGATCCCAGAACAATCGACCAGCACAGCAATGACACGGCTTGTTGAGGTAATCAGCGGACTTGAAAAACTTAAAGCGATGCAAACCGTCGGGGTGTGACGGCGCATGAAGCATTTCTGGCAAGGGTTTGCGGACAAACAGGCTTCAAAGATTTCATTTAAGAAGCATATCATTATGCTGTTTTGGGATCCGTCCAGTGACGGCAAAACAGCTATTGATAGTGTGAAGAAGCTTTCTTTTAAATATCCAACAGTTAAAGTTAAAATAGTAAATGTTATGAAGGACCCAACTAAACCAGCAAAGCATGCCGTAAGGGAGTTCCCAACGGTGTTGCTTCTTAAAGACGGACGAGAGGCAGGCCGAGTGGAGAGTAAGGTAAGCCCGATGCTTCTTGAACAGCTTTTTAGAAAAGCGCATGTATGAAATGTCGATGCCATGTCAACACCGTATGACCTTTACATCCGGTTTCTCATCACCACTGGTGTCAAGACGCCGGAAGACATTTCTTCTAAGCTGACTGAACTCAACTTTCCTGGAAGTGGGAGTTACCTAGCAGGGACCATAGAAGCGCAAGAAGCTGTAGTCTCCCATACCCTACCAGAAGGTGTTTTAAGACAAATAGAGAAGCGCAGTTTTTGCGGAGACTTCCTCCACTGGATGAAAATCCTTGAGGTAGAAGATCTGTGGCTATTTGAAAAAGAGTTCCGTAATAAAGACGCTGCTAAACGCTCTGCTATTAAGATCACCTACGATATCAACCAAGATCCAAAGCTGAGGCTGGCCCTATCGTCTCTACTCATGAAGGGTATTCCCCACTCAGAGCTGTCACAGATGCTCAGCTCTAGGTTTGCCTCATTCCTGAGGGAAGAGCACGTCACCCTCTTTGAGAGATTCTTCTTTAACGTAAAAAGAATGACCAGGAAGGACTGGAAGAAGTTCCTAGGGTATTGCAATAGGGAGGAGACCAGGGTCTATTTCACGGCCCTTTCTGAGCCCCTGGACATACTTAAAACGGAACTGGAGCTGCCAGCAAAGGTTTCCTCGAGCGAGACCCTTCAGTACCTCCTGACGAAAGCCCACATTAAAGCAAAGCAGTATTTGGCGGTCGGAACCCCTGACGGAAATAAAGAAGCAAGGATGTGGATAGAGACTGTCGTCCAGCTTGTGGATAAGTATGAAAAATACCGAGCTGGGGATGCCTCAGATTTCAGTAGTGCACTTCAGCTAGAGTTTGATTTTTCTGAGGGCGAGTTCGAGACCCCCGACCCCGAAGTGTTGTCTGAAATTTCAGCAAAGCTTAAAAAGGAGGCAGATGAGGAGCTGTCTAAAAAGGAGGCAAGAAAGAAGAAAGAGGGTGGTGATGAAGAAAGTGGCAGTGCTAATAATGAACAGCCAGCAGAAGCAGCTGTGCTAGAACCAGGCAGATTATTATAAATAGATAAGAGAGCTGCCTAATATTTGAACTTGTCACCTGAATATACGATTTTGGCACACCCCCCTTAGGTGACAACACATTGGTCTAGGAGAAACAGGTGCTTAAGGTCGATTTCGGCAAAAAATGGAAAAACACTGAGGTGACAGGAATGAGAGTATATATACTGTGTGTAAACAAATACTTATACTCTCTCTCTATCCATTTGTCACCTTGTCACCTCATATTTCAGGTTAAGGCAGCATCTGATAACGAATTCAATTTTTTTTCTCTCCGAACAATATTTTATTTAAACTCCCATATACCTCTGCTTAATCCTGGATTTTGCGGTGACAAGGTGACAAACTGCCGTAACTGGCTGTTAAGACAAATAAAAACCTGTCACCTGAATCTAAATTTTGCTTGTGACCCCAGGTGACACTCAGGTGACAAAACCGACCGACATCGAAAACATTAATGATTACGAGGACTCAGAGCCAGACTCCGACCAAGTGGGGGCGCACTATCACGATAAGGTCGTTTTACCGACCCAAACGACGGTGGCGAAAGTCACCGAGGCATTTAATGCAGATGGGACGATCCGGCGGATCATAAAAGCGTCCAAATCCGACTTTGTCCACAACCTGATTTACCTCGATGGGGGTAAGTTTGATTTCACCGGTAGGGAGTACCTCTTCCCGCTATACAATCGGCGCGACCGAGACGTACTTCTTAAGACGGCTCGCCAGGTAGAGAAGACGACCTACCTCGCAAACAACCTCGTCGTGTCATCAGTTGTTCAGCCTTACAACAAGTCCCTTTACGTTTCGCCGTCACACACCCAGACACGACAGTTCTCTAACGAGAAGCTGCGGCCAGCGATCGAGAAGTCTCCTTTTGTCAGAAAGTATTTCCAGGACCACGCCGTCTCAACGCAGGTGTTTGAGAAGGGTTTTACCAACGGCAGCTACATCTTCCTTCGCTCGGCGTTTAGGTCCGCGGATAGAACTCGCGGTATTTCAGCTCGGATCCTATGCCTTGATGAGGTTCAAGATTTCTTAGGCTCAGAGATCCCAGTCATCATGGAGTGTACGTCCCACTTTCCAGATGCTATGCGGCTCATGGCTGGTACTCCAAAGTCTTTGGATAACCCCATTGAGACTTACTGGCAAGAGACCAGTCAGAACGAGTGGCTTGTGCCGTGCGGCTGTGGCAAGTGGAACTTCCTTGATGAGACCAATATTGGTCCCACCAAGGATTACCTTAGTGGCAAGTTGCCACCTGGACCTATCTGCAAGAAGTGTAAAAAACCCCTGAACGTCCGCAACGGCCGCTGGATGACTACCTGCTCTGGTAAGCAGATCCAGGGCTACCGCATCCCGCAGCTTATGGTGCCTTGGATCGTTGGTCTCCTTGACCAGTGGATGCGCATCCTATGGAAAAGGGATAACTACCCGTTAGGACAACTCTATAATGAGGTTCTGGGCCTGAGCTATGACTCCGCGTCAAAGCCGATCACCCGGGATGAGCTCATCGAACTTTGTGCCAGCTACGACCTGTGGGACCCCAGCAACCTAACCTCAGACATCATTGGGGAGTCGCGGAGGTACCTCCTGACGGCTGGAGTCGATTGGGGGGAGGGTAACGACGGGTCAGAGAAGTCGCCCTCTGGGAAGATCAGGAACGCTTCCTACACGGTGCTCACTATTGGGGCATATACGGATCAGAAGACCTGGTCGGTCAAGCTCGTAAAAAAATACGAAGGACAAGAGATTGACCCTGATCATGTTGTCAAGGATATCGCTAGGATATGCCGCACCCTCCAGGTGCAGCTGATTGGGGTTGACTGGGGCCACGGTTGGGGCGTAAACAATCATCTCACCCGCCTTATGACTCACGGCACCCAACACATCATCAATTCACATGACAAACACAAGGTTGTCCAGTTTCAGTATTTGCCCAAACTCAAGCAGCGCATGAAGTGGGATCCGCTAGGGTTCCGTTACCACCTTCAGAGAAACTTCATGATGTCCGAGCTTTTCTTTGACATGAAGCACGGTTTTATCCAGTTCCCACGATGGACGCAGATTGAGCGTTACGCGAAAGATATACTGGCCATCTATTCTGAGTATGTCGAGTACCGTCGTGAGATGAAGTATGACCACCGCTCAACTGATCCAGATGACTGGTTTCACAGTTTGCATTACGCCAAGCTAGCGTCTGATATCTTGACGGGTAAGAGTCGTCGGTACACACTCGATATCGACCGCAGCGATAATTCGTAGCATTATTGTAGAAATGACAATGATTAAACCAATCCCAGCAAACCTAGTCACAGAGAAGGGCTTTGCTATTGGTCCGATTGAGTTTTCCGCATAGCTAAAAAACTTGATTGGTAAAAAAAGGAAGCATCCATGCCCCCTTTTTTTTACTTAACCGTTTGCCCGCTTCATGGGGGTAACGGTCCCAGTCGTGCTCTTGTCGTTTAACAGAGCGGTGGTCTTGTCTCTCCCGAAACCGAACAATGCTGTACACGCTCCTGCGCCGATGCTGAGGAGTGCGGCTCCGCCGCCGTATTTAACGATCGTCACTGCCCAGATTCCAACTTTCTCTAGGCCAGTTAACGGTCTTGTCTGCGGGTTGGGTACTGCCGGTGTTGCGGCTACCACTGGTGGGGTTGCTGTTAGTGGGGGTGCTGCGATCTCTTCTTTTTTTCCAAACATTTTCTGCTCCTAGTTAAGTTAATGAAAACATTGCTACACAATGCTTATACCAACTTTGCTTGGAAAATTTGCTTGGACGGGCCGCACGGGTGGGCTCGAACCACCGTTCACCTCAGGGTGCCCCGAGAAGTACCAGAGGGTGAGTTTTACCAGTTAAACTATCGTGCGGATATTGAGGTACACTAGATTTTGACATGGGGCAGGAGTTCATACAATGTCTAGTAGATAACTACTTTCCGCAGAGGTTGTCGTGGAATTCAACGGTGCTGAAGTTCTAGAACAAATGAAGGCCGTGTTTTTGCCAGTCGTTCAGGCTATGGTTGATAGTCCAGAAGACGTTTATATCGAGGGCACAGCTACTCAGTCAAAGACTGTTTTCATTTCCATCAAATCTTTGCAAAGTGACTCTGGTAAAATCATTGGTAGGTCAGGTCGAAACGCTGACGCACTCCGCACGCTACTAAGTGCGGTTGGTGGACGTTACCGAGCCAGAGTTATTCTTGAGATCGTTGAGGGATAAAAAAGTGAAGTACTACACACTACTGGTTTTCATCCTATCATCCTGCCTAACCCCAGAACCCATACCCGCTCCGCCCGAAGTTATCCAATCCACTGTCGTTGGGGTGTACCGGCTTGATACCGGCACGGTACAGTCGATGTTTTTGTCTGGTGTTAAGCAGACGTTTTCTGATGGCACTGTTGTCAAGAAGATGTACCTAGAACGTGACCGCGCTACTGGTAGCTACTTCCTTTACCGATCTGGTTCTAGTGTTGGAGGTGACTGCCGCTTGTCACGAACGATAGGCTCTGGCGGGGCTGACGGTCTGGTGACTATAAATCTAAAAGCTCAAGCCACTGAAACCTGCATGGCTACTGGGTGCAAGTCCTGCACGTTTAAGTCTGACGACGGAGACACAAAGTGTGTTTGTGTATCGGAGAAGACGATGGTGCCATACGCTGTTACGAGCAATCGGGACCTCTATCCATAATTGATAGGTTAGTCTAGAAAAAATAGTGGACCCCGGACGGGGTAGACCAGGGTCCACCTATGATGGAACTAGCAAACAGCTAGAAATGATGGACCTTGATTATAACACTCAGAGCTGTTGCCGCACATTACTAGAATTATTAATGTTTTAGTGGATTGTGCTTGACGCTCAGTTCCCTGTGGCAGCGGTGCTCACTATTGAGTCAATAATGGTCTTCACCTGGTCTTCTGTCGCAGCGTCGATGACGCTTCTAAGCCCTGACGGCATCGTGAGGGACCACTTCCCTCCTGCCAGCTGAGAATACTTAAAGCCTCGGTAAGTAACATAAATAGGCACCATGATCAACCTCAGAGTTTGAATATTTGGAAAGCAATTGCGAGATCAGTTTTAACACCGGCAGCATGCGCAACCGTGAAGCGTATTTTATTGGTTTTGTTGACTGCGTCATAGGCAAAGCTCTTCACCGTCCCACCATCTTGGGGAATGAGGTTGTAGTCTGGTAATAAATGGATTGGTACACCGCCATCTAAAAAAGGAACTGATCCGCCGTATGCAGCAGGAACATCTGGGGCTACGCAGGCGTACGCCCATGTTGGGGTAGTCGGCCTGACTCCGTTAAGGAAGACGCCGCCGCGGATATCAAAGTCAAACGTTGTATACCAGTCCATCGTTGTGATGGTGCAGTCGGTATCAAGTGCGGCCTGGAGCGCAGCCTCATCAGCGTAGTCAACCAGCTTGAGCTCTACCCAGGCGTTGCTCACAATCTTCCAGAACTTTAAAGTCCCATCACCGTAGTCAGTGATAGTGTCGATCTTTTTGTTATGAAGTGAGCCGTACTTTGCAGACTGAAAGGTCAGCCACCGTGGCTGAAAGTGCCAGCCTGGTCTGGTTGTTTTCGAGCGGGTGATAGGTGCTAAGTCAGCGTCTACGGGCTGATCGATTTTTACGACTTGAGGTGGCTGCACCAAAGGTACGCCGGTATGTGCAGTAACAAGCGTGTCCACTGCAGACCAGTCACTCATGTCTGCTCTAAATCCAACAGTGAGCTGATCGCCTAGAAGGTTGGTAGTCTCGTAGTTAAGAGCGACCGTAATGCTGGCGTTGATTTGGACCTCCTGGATGAGTCGGTCCAAGGCACAAGGCGTCTTGGTATACGTTTTAGTAAGAGACATCTGCTGACCTCTGAGTTTTCATTTTATGGCCCCAATCTGCTTAGAAGTAACGACCTAGCGTTGACGGTTAAAGCTCCCGTGTTGGAACACCTAACGCGAACATCAATATCTTCCGCCCCGCTCACCTGAACAATGGTCATAGTAGTGTCAACCATGGTTTGATTTGAGTGGGCTGTATCTTGTTGCCTTGCTGAATCTGTTACCCCCACACCCGCTTTATATATGCTCCAGAAATGTGCCTTTGGTGTCGTTGTATAAAACACCGAGGCGTTGTACCAAATGGCATAGGTCCCAGAGGCAGGGGTGGTGGTGAATCCTGTGATAACCACATCAGTTTGCGATGAAGTTGTAAATGCGGTTGCTGCCACTACGTTGTAGTTTACAACTCCACCCGCAATGGTTGATGCGGAGATAGACCAGTTTATCCAAGTACCTGCCGCGTTAGGTTGAAGCTGTAGTATTAAGTTACAAATTGAGGCTGGCGGTAAAGTTATGAGAGCTGCGCCAGCGTTATCTTGAACAGCTATGGACTGGGCACTTTGGTTATAAACTTCAAAACGATGACCTATCTCCAGGGTTGTTGCATTTGGCATTTTCAATACCTGGCCAATTGTATTCCCTGTAAAGTACTGGGCCATGTTTGATGCGACGGTAAGCGTAAGGGTACTGTTAGCCGTCGCTTGCGTGGTAGGCACAGATACCCTACCGACGTGTGACAGCATACCCTCAACGGTTATAGCGTCAATTACCTGCGTCACTGCTAGCTCGCTTCACCTGTTATAGTAGCTTCCCAACTTACGTCGTTTGCCAGGGCGGTATTGGCGTTGGCGTTGATTACAAAGCCAGCTGCAGTCCTCGTCTCATACGTCCACGTCCGTGCGTCACCACCGCTAATTTTTACAGCGTAAGTAGCTGATGGTAGTGCGACTGAGAACGTCACCGTGGCCTTTTTTGGGTTACCAGCGAAAGTTCCTGCGGCGACTACACCTGCTCGGTTAAGAAGGGCGTTGTTTAGATGGGCATGGTCAGCTCTAGCGTACTTCTCTAGGATACCGGCGCTCGCGGCGCGGTTGTAGGTCTCAGCTACGATATCACCGACTACGCCCCAGACGGTGTTAGCGTCTATGGTTTCTCTTGCATCGGTCAAAGCAGTTACTGCAGACCCTGAAGTGGTAAATGTGGCCAACGGGGTCACACCATCTGGGAGAGTGGTCCCTGATGTTACAGCACCGGCTGTGGTGATGTAGATGAAGCCTGAGATTGAAGCAGTCAGGGTTATAGTACCAGCGGCAACTGCCGTACTAACTCCGTTAAATCTTGCGACCCCACCAGTGAAGTTAACAGCTAGGCCAGTGCCCGGGTAGGTTACGAGAAATTGCTCTTGGGCAGATGTTTTTGTAAGCACAGAGTAGAGCCAAGTTCCGGCCGCTGGCGAAGCAACTTGGAGGACAAAGAAGGCCCGCTCGTTTGGCCCAAGGAGGACCAAGAGCGCACTAGCGTTGTCGTTGACGGTTACATTGACTGAGGTAGCGTTCCAAACCTCAAAGCGGTGTCCTACTGTAAGGGTGGTAGCATCTGGCAGTTTAACAATCTGACCAGCGGTTGAGCCGGTGATTGCCTGAACAAGCTCTGAGGCAACGGTCAGGGACAGAGTGGATGCAGACGCTACAGTTAGTGCAACTTGGGAGCGGAAGGAGCGTGTATCAAGTAGGTTCTCGACTGTTTGGTTATCAATAAACTGCGTCATTAGAATCTCCTGGGTTTGTTAAGGTCTGCCCCAATATCTTATAGGTGATAAAAAAAATAGGGAAGGCGCAAAACGCCCCCAAGTAGGCATTACCCATAAAGGCATTACCCATAAAGGCATTACCCATAAAGGCATTATCCTAGAATTTGGGGGGAAAGGCTACTGGGGGGGGGCGGCTTCCTCCTCCAAGAACTGCCCCGCCAAGGCGCAGGCGTGTAACCTCACGTTTCTTCGCCGACACCTCTAAAGCTAAAAAACGCCTCCTAGTTTCATTTTAACCTCAACTGGCTAAACCCGGTGATGACCCCAAACTGCTGGAGCACCCACAAGACCACGAACACAATGGCCACAGCGATGATGACTTGTTGAAGCTGGGCTGGCATGGGGATGCGCAGGATCAACCAGATCAGAAAGCCTACGATGGCCAAAGTAACTAGTAGTGAAATTAAACTCATTTTGATTCTTCCTTCTTGGTTGTTTGTAAATCCATGGTCCATACAGCATCGTTGTCTTCGTTATTAAACGGTCCCTCAATCTTTATGATTTTTTTTCTCTCTGTACCAAGGCGGTTTGCGTAAAGCAACGCGTCCCTAACAATGGTATCCACCTCCTGGCCGTCGGTGATCTTAAAATAAACCCTGTCCATTACTAGCCCCCCTTCTTCCCATACTGCGTCCTCTCTTTCTCTTGTGGCAGCACGTATGGTGCTGGTGTTGGCTCTGGTGGGAAGTACCTTAGAATGTTGTCTATAGCGTGCTTAAGCTGGGCGTCATTTACGAGGCCGTAAGTACCAACAGCGCCAAGGAGTATGCCAAGGAGCCAAAGCGTTATAAGGAACACCCAATTATTCATCCTTTAGCTTCTCCTCTTCTTTTAGCTTCTCAACGCACTCACTACAAAGCTGCCCATATGGTAGACCTGAAAACCACATGTGCAGTTTTTTACACGTTGGGCAGTTGATTGGATAAAGTCCCACTAATTCTCCCCTTTTTTATAACCATGACGACGCTACCAGGAGCTATCCTGTGGGGCTTACCATACAACTCATGCTCCGTCGGGGTGCAGCTTAGTAACCACGGGACGTCTTCCTTCAGTAGCTTCTGCACCGCCGCCGGCAGCCTCTCCATCGCGGTAGGGCTGATAGAGCCGAGGCGGGATTTAATGGCGTCTAGCTTACTCACCACTTCCCCCCTTTTTGGTGTGGAAAATTTCCATTGTTAGTGCCCATTTTCTTAGTTGCTCCTGGTCATAGATCAATACCCCGATCTCGAAGGATCTCGTAAAACTTCTTTTCTAACAACCCTACAAGCTCATCTGACTTGGCAATCTCCATTAGCTTTCGTAGTTCATCATCCTCGTAACCGTGTTTGCGAGCCGGTCTAAAGACCTCAGCGGCTATCTCAGCTAACGCAGAAAACGCTTTTGATCCGTCTTGAAATTCGCGAACGGCGATCTCATCTCCTGAGTTCTCGACCTCGAATGTAACAGTAATTGTTCTTCTCATGCTTCCTCCTCTTGGGGGCATACCATTACTGTTAGAAACGTTGGCTTATCACTTGGCGTAGCAACACCACCGCAGTACACGCACACCATGTAACTTCTTACGCCTACGTCAACAAAAGCTATTCCCTCTGGATTTTTACAAGCCTGGAACATAATGTTTCTCCTTTTATGAGTTAACAGTTTGGTACTTCTTTAGATCCAAAAGCTCCCAATCATCGAGTGGCCTGAACCGCTCAAAGCTACTAAGGCTGCACGTTAGCAAGTAATCTAGATCATGACCGAACATCTTCTCAACGATATTGGCGTTGACCTGTGTTAGCGTGAATCCAGTTATATTAGAGACAGATAGGTGTACGTCGTACCCACTGCCTCTTTTACGGATGGCATCCACATACGTATCACTTTTCTTTTTAACAACTAATAAGTCAGGGAGCATCTCGAAAAGCTCTTTATCGGAATCGATTCCGATAGGATCAACTCCGTTATCGGTAGTGATCCAAAATGCACTGGTCGAAAAATCTGTATTTTTACCGGGGTCGTCATCATCCCATTTGAGCTGGTCGTCTGTCATATCCTCGGCCGAGGATAGATAAACGCCAGGTTTGAACTCACAAGCAACATGTCGTATTGCCAGAATTTTATTAAGTATGATGGTGGATTTCATTTTGCTACTCCTGCATTTTTAACGTTCTCCATGTCTTCTAGCAGCGAAAGAAATTCGTGGCGGGTTTTGACCCATCCCGCCGTATACGAGCTAGTCTTATTATCCTGCCATACCGTGATATGATGCTGATGATTGCGGTAGGGGTCGCGTCCCAGATATCGTAAGCCATTAGCTTCACATAACTTTTCAGCTTCTTCTGAAGTCAATTCGGTATATTCATTCATTTCGGGAAACCTTTCGTGTGTCGAGGCATTTGTATAGGGGATCGGTTGCTACTGGGTATTCAGTGCATTGATACAGGAGACAAGTTAGGCTTTTGTATCCTTGCATGGGTGAGACGTGTGCGGATGCCATCCATACTAGAGACAGATAGGTGTACGTCGTACCCACTGCCTCTTTTACGGATGGCATCCACATACGTCTTCTTCATTTCTCAACTCCAGATTTCCGACATAGGTTTTTTAAAAAATACTTCGCAGCGTTATTAGCTATCCTGTGGACGTCTTCAGTAGGAATATCATCAGCGTATTGACTCCGTAAAAACTCGTCATAAAAAGCTATGGCTATATTTGCCTGCCATGCCAGACGATAACCCTCATCGCTGGCGAGCGCAGAGATAAGCGGACCAATTGGTGAATCCTTATTTTCGTGCTCAACTTTCATTCCCCCCGCTCCTTCACATCGCGGTGCTTTGTGGTCATCGAAATACCTCAACTAATATATCGGACGCGCCACCCGAATTTATTTCAATTGCTGAGACTAAAACAATCTTCGCACGCATCATAGGTGGGGAAGAATTCGGTTCGGGCCAATAGTTACCCATAGCCCAGAGTAACCAAGCATCTGGCTCTAGGCTAGTAATGTCGTTACTCCACACGTCAGTAGAAAAATCTCCCTCATAGTTTTTTATAAATGTGACTAGGTATTTTTTCATTGCACCTTCTCCAATTCCTTGAGCGCGTTGCGAGCGTGTAGGCCCTTGTCGGCTTCGATCGGCATCACTGCATAGCAACCTGTCTCTGCCATCTCGTCACCTGTGGGGTAGTGATAAAAATCTTCTTCCGCATACCATTTCAGGCACTCCCTCAACCGAAAATTCACATCTTCTAGATTGACGATACGTTCTTCAAGAAGCTTGATGAATTTATCCCGTGTTTCAATTTCACTGCGACAGATGAACTCTGCTACACCACTCATTCCCCCTCCTCCTTCCCCTCGCGTTGCTTGGTCATTTCACCTTCTCCAATTCCGCTGGCTGCACTTTTTTATGAATTAACATTTTTTCTATGTATTCTTCTTTCGTGTAGCTGGTATGCCGCTGGTACGCAGCTTTGAACTCTGGGCTGGGGTCTTGAGGGGTTTCTTCAAAAACAACTTCATAGCCGTCTGGGTAGTGGGTAGCGTAGATATCGCGTTTCCAACCGTCGGGATCAATACCCATGTCATGCCGGATAAACCCATGATTACTGCACAGATGCCCGGTGATAAAACATCCGTCTTCTGTCATAGCCTGAATGCAATGCCAGTGTGGTTCACAAGAATTACAAAAAACAAAAATCTTTGGAATCATTCCCCCTCCTCCTCCC